CTTAGCAGCAAGCTTTTCAGAGTACTTCAGAATCTTATCTTCAGCATATCTTCCTGGATCTTCCATGATATTTGCCGCATACTCTGAAATCCATTGCCAGTCTCTCACTGCTGGATAAAGTGATTTAGGTATATAGTCCAATACTGTTAATGCCAATCTTTGGGTAAGCAATTCATTGGTACGTTGCATTTCTTTGTTTGCATCACAGTTTTGCGACAAGTCTTTTAATCTTGCTGCCGCACTCTCCATTCCAGCAGTATTAAAGTTTAATGCGCTGTTAATTAAGCCTTCTAAAGCGTTGTATGCTTCAGCAGGTTGTGGCACTTTGTATTTATTGATTGCATTCATCGACATATTGACATAGTTGTTGGTTTCGCGGATAAACTTAGAAATTTCGTATAATGAGCCTTCACGTTTCTTTGGTGTTGCTAATAGTTCGTCACGGCGGCTTCTAATTATATCTGAGAATAGTTGTGCGGGCATATGGCCACACTCCTTACGTTAAGATACATAAAATCCAGAAAGCGAAACGGACAAAATTGGTTGAGAGAAATTCACCGAGAAATTCAATGGCCGTACATCCATTGTTATTATTGCCGTTTCCTTTTTTTCGTCCTTTGTTTGGTCCTTTGTTTGGCCCTTCGTTCCAACTTTTACTACGACTAAGCCGTCAGTCGTATTGAAAGAATCGGCAATGTTCTTATAGTCTGTAGTATAGCTTTCTAATGGTATATTGGCTGAGAGTGATAACTCAATAGGTTCTATTCTAAAACGCTGAACATAATTGTATTTAGTAGTTGGGTAAACAGTGGTAATTGAATTTGCAATAAATGTAATAGATGTAACCTTTAAATTTGTTAGTTCTATTTCCCCTTTGTTTTTAAGACTAAGCGACACAGTTTGCAAAATCGGTTTGCCCTCATCGATTTTAGCGTCTGTAAGTTTGACACCGAGTGGTTGACTTTCATCGTGAATCGTAATGAGAAAATTCATCGTTACTGCATCGCTCATAGTGCCAGACCAAGTCATTGATACACTTTTTATTGTGCCTGTTTTTATATCATTGTCATCAGCTATTACCGCTATCATGCTTGGGAGAGTTGATTCGTTAACTCTTGGATTGAAAAAATTGTTCATTAACTGGTTTAATGTATTAATTCCATCACTTAACATATGTATACAACTAACAGATACACTTTCTGGCTGAGCTATATACGACTCAAAATATACCACAGTGTCAAACGTCACATATGGATTTTGTGCCCTTGAGTGGCTAACGTTGACGTTGACGACCGCATTGTCAGCGGCATATATTTCCGTTTTTCCATCGCTAGAGAAAACTCTAAATTTCACCATACTGTCTCAGAACCTCTACTCCCTGTTTTGTTACTTCGCCTTGTTCGTCTATATAGCCCCATGCCTTTAACGTTGAGATTGCAGTTGCATCGTAGAATGTATTTGGATCAACATTGTCAAAATAGATTTCTCGGAGTATTTTAATTGCCTCGTCTGGCAGATAACCATACTTTGTCACTTCGGTCCCCCCCTTACCTTGGTAACGGCAATGTTGAGTAATTGTATTCTTGCATTTTAAAAGACTGATTAGTTTCCAAAAGATGTTATTATTTTCATAGAGATTATATATCATCTGCTTGGTATCCGCAGTCTTAAACTGGTCATGTATATACTTTCGCGTGGTAAGAGAGGGAAAAGCAGTGGGAACAGTCAAACCAAGTTATTTTGCTGAAGCAATACTAACACTAGGCAACAAGCCATTTTCTCTTGCTGGCAGAAATTATTTAAGATTTGTTCACGATAGCATACATCCAAACATAATATTGAGGACCGGGAGACAAGTAGAAAAGAGTACCACCTTGGCTGTTCATATGCTCACTAGAGCATTGTTAATTCCATATTTTAATGCGCTTTACGTGTCACCTTCTTCTAAGCAAACAAGAATATTTTCTTCCCAGAAGCTTAATACATTTATCAGTGGCAGTAAATTCATTCAGCAGTTTTATCTCGATTCTTCGTGTGTTGATAGGGTCTTTGAAAAGAGTTTTACAAATCAAAGCAGAATTGTATTAGATTATGTGTACAATACGCCTGATAGAGTAAGAGGTATCTCAGCTGATTCTGTATACGTAGATGAAGTGCAGGACATACCAAAGGACTTTTTGCCAGTAATATTTGAAACTATGTCACATAGTCAATATAAATGGCGATTATTAGCTGGCACGCCGAAAAGGTATCAGAACACAATAGAATATTACTGGGGTCTTTCATCTCAGACAGAGTACGCAATAAAATGTGATAGCTGTGGGCACTGGAACATCTTAGATGAGCGAAATGTGGCAAAAGAAGGACTAGTGTGTTCAAATTGCCATAGCAAACTTAATTTAAGTAATGGACAGTGGGTTAATACAAAGCGTGATTTCACATTTAAGGGCATTAGAATACCTCAATTAATTGTTCCGTGGATTAAATGGAAAGATATATGGGAAAAGCATGAGGAATACTCGTCAGCACAGTTCTATAACGAAGTATTAGGAATGCCATATGAAGATGCAGCACGACCATTCACAAAAGGCGATCTGATTGCTGCATGTGAGAACAGGCCATTTCTTAATGGTTTCGATGGGCAATATTTCTCTGGCGAACGATTGTACCTTGGCATAGACTATGCGCCAGGTGGAACAATGGGTGATACAGCCTACACGGTTGTTGTAATAGGTGGCTTTGTAGGTGATGTGTTTAAGGTAGTATATGCTAAACGATATAAGGGGATTGAATCAGATTTAACAGACGTTGCAGAAGACGTTGTTAGACTGGTCAAACAATTTAATGTAGCACTTGTTGGTGCAGACTGGGGTATCGGCAGTGGTGGCACCAACCAATTGCTTAGAAAGCTGTTAGGCTCTGCGGAAAGAGTAGTGGAATTTTACCATTCTGGTTCACAAAATGCATTGATTAAGTGGGACTCACAAGGATACAAATTTACACTAAACAGAACAGATGCAATGTCGACGGTAATGCTCAAGATCAAAGAGAAGAAGATCACATTTCCAAAGTGGGAATACTGGGAACCGTTTGCCGATGATTTCTTGAATATATATCAAGACTATTCTGAAGCGTCCAGAAGAATTATATACGATCACGAATCTACCGATGATACGTTTCATGCACTACTATTTGCATATTTTGTTGGACTAATGGAAAAAGGAATGTTAGACAAATACTTTTCAAAGGTAGTTTGAGGAGGTGTAAAAATGGAAGATTTAAGTGATCTTGCTCTAGAAGCAGCAGAGCGTTATACGCTAACAGGCGAGCCTCTAAGCAAGATAATAGCAAATATAGCGCTTAGAGAAGTCTTAACCACCGAACAAATAAAAAGAGTAGTTGAGAATGCTAATAGGGCAGTCTTCGCAAGGCTATTTTCAAGTGGTGTTCACGAATTTGATATAGCCAAGCTAGAAGATGTATTATCCATCCTGCATGATAACGGTGGTGTGGAATCTAACGATAGCATACCAGAAAACGAAGAAGCTGAATACGATCTAGATGGGCTGGAGGAAAGCAATATGGATGACGGCGCTTTGAATTTATTTAGGGAATTATTTGGCGTGTCTGAAGAAGAAAGTGCCAAACTTAACGAAAAGCCGAAGGATGACTCAACTATTGTCATAAAGTTTACTAAAATCAAGCAAGCCGCAGAAGATCTCAAAGGTGCAAATCAAGAGTTTGAACTAGACTACAATACACTTGTAGAGCAAATTGGTCAAGCCTTAAAGTACTTAACACCGTCTAAACTACAAGTAGAACTCATTAAACGCATGCCAAAAAACGTAAATAGAACAGAATACGAACAAATTATAAGGCAAGCGATTAATGATGCACAACAATTAATTCAGAAAAATCCAGATTCGTACGTACACACAAAAGTATCAGCATTAGCCAACCTTATATATTCTCAAGGCGACAAGTCTATAATGAAAGTAGCAGTATCAATTTGGCAGAATGATATATCCCCACAGGACATAATAGATGCAATGCATACAGCGTATCGGACAAGTGCTTTTGATAAATACATCGTCAAAGCAGCACAATATGCTATTGAATTATCAAAGAACGCAGGAGTGTCAGATGATGTCATTGATAAGATTGCAAGTACTGTTGTTGATACTATTGCATCATTAAATGAATTTAAGAAAAAAGCCGAGCAGTTAAACAATCTAAAATCAGAAGGTCAAGAGACCCCAAAATTAGAAAAACAAATTATGCAAGTTGCAGAACGAGTAGTTAAGCTCTTAAAGCCACAATCTGCCATACGCAAAATGGAAAACTTCTAAATTTTTGTACCAACGAAGGAGTGATCACATGAGTGCAAACATAGGCTCCGCCGGCAAGTTTTTATTCAACACATATTCAACCGTTAGATTAATTAAGGACGCCGAACATCATAGACGAAATGATGAATTGTCAAAACAAATGTTAAAAAGAATAAGCAAATTAGCATTTAGAGACAATAGACTACTCACGGCTGGAGTTTTACCAAATGGACCGAGTATCGGTTTAGGGCCAAAGACGCCAAGCTTTGAAGAATATGCAAAAAGTGATCAGGCAGACCCAGATTATGTTACATTTGTTCACGAACTAGCAAATACGTTTGAGAACTATAAACTGGATCCAAGTGAAGTAGGTTCATATCTACTTAGATACCCTCCAAAAAATGTTAGTAGGTCAAAATACAGGAAGACTGTTAATCAGGCAATTGCTGACGCCAAGAATGTACAAGCAAGAAAACGTATTTTAAATAGTCAAAGTGCACAAAGTCCTTATTTGCCTCTACAAAAGAAGGAATCAGCACTCAATCAAAGTGAAACATCTAACCAAATGGATAAACTACAGCCAGAAAAGAATCCTGCCTTAAAGGAATTGATGGATAATTGGAAGAGTGAAAGAGCACTACTTGGATTACAGGCAGATTGGATTAACTCTATCCCTAAAAACAAAGATAGCAAAATACGTGCGTTGGCTGTTAAACAATCAATCAGAGAAGTAAACAGAGCAAACATAGATTCCGAGTTATTTCCACACATAGGGCCAATTGTTCCTAAACGACCAACTAAACAAGATTCGAACCCGATCAAATTTGATCCTAATATACTTAAAGGAATAAAGCAATCGTCAATTCACCAAGGCAGTGATATCCAAGGATGGTTTCCACAATACAGTGAGCACTATAAGACAGCTGGCAGATTATTATTTGACACCTATCTAATCACTAAACTGGTCAAGAACGCTGGTAATAATGGTCGATTAGTTGATCGTGCAAAAGGAATTTGGTCAAAGTGGAATAAGACAGTTGTAAATCCAGTCAAAGATTGGTATTCCGCCCATCAATACAATACTCAATTTAACCGTGGTGTGCAGAATACGGTTGGAACAATGGCTAAAACGTATGAGGTGGTCGACGCTCTTATGAAAAATGACATCAAGAAAGTTAAAAAATTGTTGCGCTGATAAGGAGGAAATCGTTATGGCTGAGCAAAAAGAGATATTGAAAAATGCTGGTACATATCTATTTGATGTTTACACAGTAAAGCGAATAAATATGTACAAGGAAGCAGGGCTGGGTTCGTTTATCGGAGCAGCAGCCAAGAACTATATTTTGCCGTCTCTCAAATGGGTTGGAAAACAAATAGGCAAAGGCGTTAGCGGTGCTGTGGCGAAAGTGAAGCAAGATTATACTACAAAGTTAAGACCAAGAATAGCGTTATACCAAACATATTCTGCAGCAAATAAAGCATACAATTTGGTTGACAGAGCAGTTAATCCAGAAGAGCGACAGGGTCCGAGCCTTTAAGCGGTAGAAAGGGGTGTTAAGTGAATATGCCAAGAAATATAATCACAAAGCTTGCAGAACTAATGGATAAGAAGGCACAAAGCTATTTGAAAACACTGAATGGCCCGGTGATAATGAATACAATTGCAAAGGTAAAGCAGAGAAATCCTAATTGGGACGACAATTTTCTATTAAATAGCATTTCAACGATTGGGATATATGCCCCTTCCGTGCTGTTGGACCCCAATCTAACATACCAGGTAGTCAGAAGAATAGATATGTATGGTGGTGTTGAGCCAACACTTATTAAGGAATTGCAGGACATCGAACACAGTATGAAGAGTATACAAACGCCAAACAGATGATTAAAATTCCTGCAACCGCCAATAAAAGGGGGCATAATAATGATAAGCAAGATAGTTTCAAATAGTTTTGATTGGGGTGAGCCTGGCGTTCAACTTGCCAATTATTATTTGCCAAACATCAAAACTGCAGCGTTGCCTGAGGCAAAGAAATATTTAGATTCCTTGAAAGCAGATGATGAGAAGTTCTATGTCTTGGTTGTTGCGCTAGGCGCTGGAGAATATTGGGGTTCAAACAAAAATGGTGACTATTTTCCAGAATCTGAATTAATTAATAGTTACAGAACATTTGAACAAGGTCACGCGTTTATTCAACATCAAAACAGTGATCCACAGAATGCTGTTGGACGTGTACTAAAGGCTTTCTGGAATGACAAGATGAAAAGAGTGGAATTAATTGTTGAAGTCTCACGCAGTAAAGCAAGTGATATTCTTGAAAGATTAAAGAACGGTGAGACGATAGATGTCTCAATGGGTTGTAAGGTGGATTATGATGTTTGCTCAATATGCGGTCACAAATCAAAAAATCGATTAGAGTATTGTTATCACTTAAGAAGCCAAATGAATGCAATATTACCCGATGGCAGGCAAGTATACGCTATAAACCCCAATCCGGTATTCTTTGATATATCTTTCGTAAGAAGAGGCGCAGACCCAACAGCGAAGGTGCTCGAAAAAGTTGCAAGTGTTAGACAGAAGCAAGCTGAGAAGAAGCAATCTGAAATAGAGAAAGAAGTTGATGCACAGGGCACGAAACTAATTGCTGAGCGCTCAAGCGATTGGTACAATCAGATAGAACAAGCAATATTAGAGTCACAAGACATGCCATCACAATTATTAGAAGAGTTATGTGAATTCCCGCTAGGTGATGTCATTACGACTTTTACATTATTAGGTGTTCCGTTAAAGCCAAATGAAATCGCAAAATTAGTTGGAGCTTTGCAATATTTGCAACCTGACAAGCAAGTGTTAATTCAGTTAATGCGTGGAAAATTTGAACCAAAGATAGCAGAGCTTGCATCGGATGTAATAAAGAAAAGAAATTTGTATAAGTTAAGCAAATGTGATGTTAAAAAGACTGCATCAGAAGGAATGAATGGTAATATATATTATGGAGCATATAAAGAAGCCGCAGACGATACATTAAATGCTGTTTCAACTTTGCCAGCAGTAAAAAGGAGGAGATTGATTGGTGAGATTTTGCGTACTCTTCGCGACATTTTTGCGGGTCTGGGCATTATGTACTTAGTGTTGGAATTAGAACGTGATTACAAACTTATGAAGGCTCGATCTAGCATGGGGTTAGAGCAGGATGAGTTTACACCTTATAATTGGTTCAGAAGGGAAACACTATAACTATATTCGTATTCAAAGGGAGGTATTCATAGTATGGCAAAACAGTATAAAGCTGTAGATAGTTTAAAAGAATTTATGAAGGAAGCAAATGTTCAACCAAAGAAAGATATGATCAAGTCTGCTGCAGAGCAAGAATTGTACAACCAAGGTGTTATTTTTGGTAAAGGCATGGCTGAAGGATTCTTAACAAAGATAGCTGAAGAAATAGAACAAGAACTTCAAGAAGTTCAAGAACAGCCTGCGGCAGTAGATGTAATTCCAGCGCCAGAAGCGCCAACAGTAGCCCCACAACAAGTGCCAGCAGAACCATCTTCAGATGAACTTGCACAGTTAAAAGAATATTTTAGACAGCTTACACCTGTTCAACTTGCTCAATGGTTACTTCAACAACCGCCTGAAATAATTGACGTTATTGATCAAGATGCAGAGCTCTCTTCTATGGCGCAAGAAGCATTGGCGGTATTTGAAAAAGAACTAGAAAACATGCCAGTACCACCAGAAGTAGCCGAGTCCGTTGATAATGTAGAAAGCAAGCTTGAGTAATTGGGTAGGTGGTGATCAATGACACCATTCATTGCCCAACAAGTTTTAACAACGCTTAAGAAAAATGCTAATCTCGGTGTAATTTTGCCTGCTATTGATGCAACATCTAAAGTAATGAACATAACAGACAACTATAGTGCTAGGCAATCAGCAAGCGAAGAACAGGAAAAACGCGAGAAGATGTTAAAGGCCATGATACTCCTTCAGGCTATGGCGGATAATAAAAAGAATGTGCCAGAAGTTAATCAAGAAGAGGTAATGAAGCTCTCAGCTATGGATCCAGTTCTAATGGCGCATACTAAGAAGGCAAGCGATCAATCTGACACTTCGAAAAGCCAATTAATCGAGTCTTTGCTTACGAAGAAGATGAAGTTAGGTTCGAGCCCAGAGGAGATAGTTAAATTTGCCGCAGAAGTGTCCAACAAGAGCGCCAATGAACTAAAGAAGTTGGATGAACAGTTAAATTGGAAACTTGCAACTCGCGAACTGGAATTTGGTACTGCGGAAGGTAGTAAGCCGTTGCATGCTGAAAACATATTGGAAGAATATATTCTCAGGAGGGCTAACCTTTTGTGAAGGAATTCCATAATAACGTACTCAGTGGCCTGAATATATACAAGATATTTACTCGCAGTCTTTCAGTCACAACAGACCCAGCTAGTATCTCTGAATTTTTGTGGGTAGCGCTCGATTCAGTAGGCGGTGTGATTTTGCCACCATACGATGGCTTTTTCCCAGTTTATTTGGTGCTCTCTACAAGGATGAGTGAACCTTCAACAAAATCAGCAAATGCAGTGTCACTGATGTACGGCAACATGCGAATTATTACCGACAAAGTCCTTATGCCAGTTCAACCAGGTGATTTACTCTATTCTTCTACGACGGGTTATCTGAAAACATTAGCTACACCTGGCAATGCGAGGCCAATAGGAATTGTGGAGCAAGTAATAGACTCAGTTAGGCCAATAGTCATAGCTTCGTTTCGAACCATCGAGTACAACAAATGACAAATTTTAATTACGGAGGCGCGATACTATGTTTGAAAATCTAAGTGGAATGGACAAAGTAATACTTTTCAATCTCCCACTTAAAGATGGAGTTACTGTCTTTCCGGGTGCAATGGTAACTGTGGATAATAGTGGGAAGGTTATTTTGGCAACTACGAGTAGCACACCTTGGTATATCTGTATCAGTGATTCGCAAGAGCCAATGGTGAAAGCGGCAGGGACAGTAGCACTAATAGCGGGCGATTCAAGATGTTTGACGGATAATTTTGTAGAAGACGCTGAATTAGAAGTCGGTACAGAGCTTGCAATAGCAGACGGTGGGAAGCTTAAAGTTGCTGAAACGGTAGAAGGCATAAAGGACATTGTAGTTGGCTATGTAGAGCATGTAGTCTCAACTTCTCCATTGAAAGCTATTGTGAGAATGCTCTAAACGGAATGTGAACTAAATTAGAGACTTGTAAACGAATTAACACATATGGAGGTGTAATGGCATGCTTGATATTTTAACAGGGCTTGACAAACTTATACTTTTCAGTCTCCCACTTGCAGACGGCGTCACTACTTTTCCAGGCGCAATGGTAACTGTAAACGCTGACGGAAAAGTCGTATTAGCGACTGCCAATAGCAAGCCTTGGTATCTTTGCATTAGTGATTCGCAAGAACCGATGGTGAAAGCGGCAGGGACAGTAGGACTTATACTTGGCGATGTCAGATACAAGACGGATAATTTTGATACAGGCTCATATTCAGTTGGCACACCCCTTACATTAGCAGCTGGTGGAAAACTTAAGCCGGCAGGAGCATCGGACGTAATTGTTGGGTATATTGAACAGATTACTTCTACAAGTCCAAAAACGATAGCTATTGTAAGAGGATTTTAGTCTAAGATTATTACATTCGGGGGTGACTTTTTGTGGATCAGAAATCTAAACACCTTAACGAGGCTTTCATTAGCATAACTAAGAGTGCTGAAGAAATGGGTGCGGTTAAGGATATGGCGCAAACCTATTTGAGACAGAAGATAAGAGAAGATTCTTTCTTCCGTATAATACTGCCACCGCAAATTGTGAGTAGGGCAGAAACGGTAAGATCGGCAAAGTATAGAAGTGTTGTCATGATAAAAGATATCGAACCTGATACGCCAGCTGCAATACCAATTGATTTCCGTGGTAGCACAGAATCACAATACATTGTTGGCGACAGGTACGAGATACCATTCATGCAAATATCTTCTAAGGAAATGCAAATAAAGCAGTATGAACTTCTTTCTTACGAAATGCCAATAACCGACGTAATTAGGCAACACACGGAAAAAGAAATCGCAAAAGCAGAAGACCAAGCATTTATGAATGCTGTTAAGGCTGCCTTGGCAATTTCTGGCAATGTGGTTCAAGCACAAACCGGTGATGTAAGTTTACAGACTGGTCAAGTATTGCCTGTAACCAAAAAACACTTTGCGGAATTGTTCAAAAAACATGATGCAAAACACTTAAAATCCGCATATCTGCTTATTCCGCTCGCAATGTACGAAGACATTGTAGCATGGGATTACTCATTGCTTGGTAATGAGCTAGTCAAAGAAGTAACGATAGGTGGATATTCCTATCCAACATTGATGGGAAGACAAATCATAGTCACAAACAAAGACGATCTTGTACCAGCTAACGTTGCATATGCATTTACATCACAAGAATATCTTGGCCATTCGTTCTTACTTGAAGAAGACCTTGTATTTGACATGATTCGTGAATACGATCTTTTCAGATTCAAGGGTTGGGAATTAATAGCAGCTGGTATAGGAAATGCAAATGCAGTTGCTAAACTTGAACTTCCAATTGGTGCCTAATCATTAAGTGAACATTGAAGGGAGGGACGAGCCTAATAGGCTCTGACTAATATGAAGGTAAAAAATTTGACAAGTGGTACATTAATGGATACTAAATCGGGTTTAGTATTTCAGAGAGAGAAGTATTAGAAGTTTCATATGAATTTGAAGAACGCATGAGGGAATTAGCAAGAGCAAATCTAGTTGAAATTCTCGAAGACAATGCAAATGCAGTACAAGAGGCTCCAGCGGTTGGGGTTGTTCCTGTAGTTGAGGACAATTCACCAGAAGTGGAAGTTAACGAATTGATACCAGAACAGCCAGCTGAAGTTCAACCTGTTGAAGAACCCAAAGAAAGCGAACCGCACGAAAAGAAACAACAAAAAAAGAACAAATGAATATTGCCTACGGGGGCGCATGCCCCCAATGGCTTTTAGTTTAGGGGGCTGTATAATTTGGCTTTAACTACTACAACAAACGGTGTAGTAAGTGTTAGCGCAGAAACTTCTCTTTATGGTATTGTTAAAACGACATATAACGGTGAGACCAAGCAATCTGCATATGTTGATGCTGGTTTTTGTTCTACTGCAGACTCCTTTTCTGAATTGTTCATATATCCACCAATGGTTTATACAAGCGCTCAAACGGTTGTTGCTACATCCAATTCGGAGTTAGAGTGCTTCTATGAGCTGTTGGATGAATATAAGATGTTTCTCTCAAAATTTCCAGAACTAGTGTCTGATACGAATACATTACTCGTATCATTATCGCTCGCCCTACAGCAAATCAACGAATTTCCACCTATATTCACAGAATTAACTCCATGCCAAATAAAAGACGAATCTATGATGCTATTCTATGGAGCTGCCGCACAATTGTTTGAAACGATGGCAATTAAAGAAGCTCTTAACTTTGTAGCGCCCACAATTAATTCTTCAATTAGTATGCAGGGTACTCATCTCAATGAATATCTGAATCAGGCTAATTATTATTATACTAACTTCCACGCGCTCGCCACTCAATATAAGTATAAGTTAAATATAAATGGACTGTACATAACACCCATGAGGCCATGGTGGTGACATATGGGGAATAATTTTCTAATGCTTAAATTGCTTAAACTTGCTGCCGCAAAGTCAAGCAGAAAGTGGGAAGGCAAGACACCAAACTATGCTGTAGAGTCTTTGAAAGATATCCCAGAGAGTGAGCAGGATAGCTATACTTGGCGTAGGAAAGTCGTATATGACAAGCAAGGCCACAGACACGTTATAAACTTAGCTTGCCGTGGTGGTAAGTGTCAGGCAACTAGTATATGGCATCCTAAAAGCGAACCGATGGCACAAAAGGCAAGAAAAAATCTTAAACAGCTCTGAGGTGTTATGTGATTAGAGTATATCCTACGGCAACTGGCAGAATAATAAGATGGTCTGAATCAGATAATGCTGTAACTTTAGAGCGAAGTATACATTCGCCTAGTAACTTCTCACCAATTGCTGACGTAGTTGGACGCATTGTGTACTATGATGATCAGTACATTCCAGAAGCGCTTAATGATATGATCTGGTATCAACTTGTAGCTCAGGATGGAAAAGTAATTGGGCCGGCCAGAATAGTAAACTTGCAAGATAAACTTGCAGAGGCTATGGCAGATCGAATTAGACAGCACGTTGAAGGATTTGGCGTACCAATAGCCGTTGTACAAGTAAGAGTAGGCGGGAAAAAATGCAGTCGTTGCTTTAGTACCAGCACAAACAAGACTGTTGATCGAATGTGCCCTGTGTGTTATGGCACTGGTTGGGAAGGCGGATATTTTGAACCTGTATTTACGAAGGCTATTAAAGTTCAACAGTCTGAACGAACCCTTAAATCAATTACACCAGTAGTTCAATTTCCAAACGCAAGTGTTTTTGTTCTTTCTTCTGATGTGCCAGTTTCACCGAAGGACATAATTGCAGACTTCCAAACTGGCGGTATATACAGAGTTCAAAGTGTCAAAGAAACAATCGAACGTAACACCGCGCTTTCTCAAACTGTAATAGCAACTTTATTGCCATTAGAAGCACCAGAGTATTCACTGCCAGGTCTGAAGGACTACGAATACAAGCTAGAGAACATACCTGGCTCAAAGGCACAAACTAACAATTGGGATCCAGATGTGTTCTTAGGCAATTCGATAAAGGAAAATTAAAAAAATGATTGCGCCAACAATTAAAGTAAGCTCAGGCAAAAATATATTAATTTACAACATAGACTTCAACGAGATGGATATTCCAACAATCAATTATTTTATGTCTTCCTTCAAAAATAGTCTCGCTGAAGTTCTTGCATCACAGAGATACTCACAGAAATTCATTGATACAGTTTTGAATAACACAAGCGTTGATGCAACTCCAAAATCGATTAGAATCACGATAAAGAATGAGGTTATGCCAACTGTTGAACTTGGCAGGCAAGAGAAAACAATGTATTATCTGCGAGGAAAGACTGTACCAATTAATAGTTTTGGTAGAATTATCTTTAGGAAGGTAACTGAGCGTTCACTGTTACGTGGCAAATGGCGACAGCGCAGAGTTGAGGGGAAAAAACTGGTTCGTGGTGCTATAGTAAATACACTTCAAGAAGCGGTTATGTATACGAGAATGTTTTCCCCAGAGGCGAGGAGTGCAACTGAATGGATAACAAGGAGCTTACAAAATTTATTAGCTTCCAAGAGAAAATCACCTCAATGATAAAATCCTTCTTAGAGTTTCTAATAGAGCAACACACAACATTAGAGCTCGAGAAGGAAGTTGTTATACGCGTTGAAACTAACGATGTGTACATTGACCTTCCAAGATATATTACTTTAGTTATAGACCAGCCAAATATGTCACTTGTACAAATAGCAGACCCTAATGCAGCTGGGGCATTGAAGTATCAATCAGGCATACATACATTCATGGTTACAGGGAACTTTACAGTGCATGTAGTAGCGAAGAACGAACCGACCGCACAAAGGCTTTCTAGCTTAGTATTTTTAATTTCGCTCACTCAACAAGCAGGATTCATGAAACATGGTTTTAATGAATTAGTTCCGGTATCAATTGGCAGTACTATAGTAATCAATCCCGAGGAGATGCAGGAGGCGTGGTTTGATGTGCCAGTGACATTTCAATATACAACGACAATGGGAGCGATTATAGAAGAGCAGTTGGGTAATATAAATAAAGTCAAGTTTAATATATTGGACGGGGAAAATACAATTCTTAGCCAAATTGATTTAAATATTTGAGGAGGTGTCTAAATGGCTTACACGAGACCTGGAGTATATGTGTACCAGAACTTTACGGAAACGCCAGTCGTAAATGAAATGCCGCCAAAATTTGTTTCTGCGGTTTTGGGAACTTGTTATCCTATAGTTGAAGGTGATGATGGATTAGTTACTACAGCAGCGAACCCATTTCAACCCACATCAAGCGGTACAGACAAAGTGAATTATACACTACCTGGCTTTGATATGGTTTTTGATACGCTTTCAGCAACGGACTTTAAGGTGTTCTTAGCGCCAGCTGGTGGCTTGGAACCTATTAGGCTAAACTATTTTACCAAACAATATCTAGAAGGTATGGGGATATCATATCCATATTTAGGAAGAGTTGCGGATATTACTGCCGCTTGTACATACAACGAAAATTCGGCAAAAGGTGTCATAGAAGTATCAAGAACCATTTCTAGTGGGTTATATACGGCATATAACGGATTTGGCACTATTGATATAAACAAGACGTACAGGGTATATATAGAATATCGTGCTCACAGAAAGCCGACGGCACTGGTAACAGAAACATTCACTCAAGTTGGTTTGAAGAATTTGAAGCTGAAATACACAATAGATTCTGCGGGCACTGTAACTGTTAAAAAGGGTGAAACTACTCTTAGTACGTCCGAATATCAAGTCAACAGAGATGCAGGGCTCATAATATTAAACACCGCGATAGCTTTAACTGAAACGATAACAGTTGAATACACTGCAGTCAATCCTATTTACCAAAGCCGCGTTAAAGTTACTGGTTTAGGTGATGTTCAAAAGTACTTTGGTAAACCACATCCATTAAATCCAATAGCAATGGGCCTTAGTCTCGCATTGCAAACTGCTAATAGTGCGTTATATGGTATAGCAGTGCGTCCGTTTGCAACAGGAGTAACCAAAGTGAATACAACTGATTTAGCAACTGCATTAGAGAAGATTAATACTAAAGAAGTATATTCCATAGCAGTAATGGATAGCGCAACAAATGTTGGCTCAACAGTAAATGATTTTGTACACGCGGCGTCAGAGCCAAATAAGTCAAATTTCAAGATTGCTATGCTAGGGTTTGATTATACAGATAGCACAGAAACTGTTAGTGACTTAAGAGCTAAGGCAATTGCGTACGAGAATCCTAGAATAAGACTACTGGCAAATAAAATAATTTATGTGTCTTCGGATATAGAAGGTGGATTCCCTCTCAATGGATATTATTACTCGGCAATATACGCAGGACAAGTTCAAAGCCTTATGCAAACTGCACCACAAAGGTCGCTTACAAACTCAATGCCACCTTTGCTGGTAGACGCAAGATTTAAACTATTCTCAGATCCACACTTTACTGATGATGAACTTGGTCAACTTGCGGATGCAGGCCTTTGGGTATTAGTTAAGGAACTAGATAAGGTACTTGTTATGCACCAGCTGACAACAGCCGAATCTAATTACAGCACAAGAGAAGACTCAGTTATACGTGCTCTTGATTACTTTACCGCGACACTTAAAGAAAAATCCATTTCACTTATTGCAAATAGCACAGTTACTCAGAAATGGATAGATAATATATTCAAACCATTGATAAACGAAACCATAAAGCAATTAGTTGACAGTGGAGTTGCCAGCGAAGGAACACGAGTTGAAAGCATAGTCAATCCAGCACCAGATACGGTGTCACTTAATATAAGATTTGTCGCACCATATCCACTTAATATCATAAAGATATACATAACAATATAACGCTGTGGGCAAGGGAGGGTAAATAAT